ATGAGTCACGCGGGACTCGAACCCGCGACACCTTGATTAAAAGTCAGGGTGCCACACCTGATAAACTCTAGCCTCGCAGCCTTTTTCCGAGACACTTACGAGACATCTTGTATTATATGCGATTATTTTTGTTTTTGCAATACCCTATTTTTGTTGCACCGGTGCAACTTTACAGTACAACCCATGCTCCCGGTACGCCCTTCTTCTTTGTGATATTTGCAACTCCATTATATACCTTATAAATATAGTAACTTCCGGCGCGGTATAAAAGACTGGTTGCTCCTGCCTTCTTTGCCTGATCCGCAGAGTTATATGCAGGGTAGTCTTTCAGAGTTTCGATTTTCATTCCGGCTTCCAGTGGCACGTAATACCAACAAGTAAGCGGTTCCTGCTCTACGGCTCCGAAGTGTTCGGCCAATACTGCAGCTTCTGCCTTTGCCATGGTACGAAGGTTGTCTTCATTTAAAAGCCACTCCGTTGCCCTGGTATTTGTATGGAAAGAATGCTCCATGATAATGCCTGGTGTTCCCACTCTCTTTGCTCCGTGGAGCACGCCATAGTATTCGTCGTCCTTGATGCCGTTGCCGTCCCGGTCATTGACGCTCTGACGGGTATATGTTCTTCCTGCCTGCTTCGTCTGCATAACCGCTTCAACAACCTTCGCCAGCTTCTTGCCGATTTCCAGGCTGATTTCGTCGATATCCACCTTTTCGTCGTCCAGCATTACAATGGCTACCGGATAGTCTACCTTTTCGTCTGCCTTTCCGCTTCCTGTTGCATTGCTGTGTACGCTGATAAAGAGGTCATATCCCTTAGATGCCTTTCCTCTTGTCACTAATTCCATCTTTTCATCCTGTGTCTTTCTGGTAAGGCCTACTTCGAATCCGAGCGCTTCCAGTTCTTCTTTGAGCATGTTGCAGAACTTAAAGTTAAAGTCGCTCTCATAATATTCTTTTACCGCAGGGCTTCTGTTATACTTCCCGTCATGTCCTGCATCCAGCATAATTCTAGCTCTCATTGTTTTTTCCTCCCTTTTCCTCTTCAATGTCCGGAATAAGTACCTGTGCTTCTGTCTGATGCTGCAGGTATTTTACGAGCTTTTTCAGGAACGCCGGCATCGGTACTCCGATTTCTGTCATATTCTCCAGTATAGACAGAAACTCATTGCAGATAATCCACACTGCCACAACGCAGGCAATCAGAAAAGAAAACGGAAGTGTAATTCCAAACTGTTGCAGGGAATATTTCAGCGTTTCGTCTATCAGTACGCCAACCAGTACCAGGAGCCACATGCACACCTTTTTTACAATTCCTCTGTAGAACGCCTTAGATGTGATGCTCTCTCCTTTGAGCTTCGAGTTAATCATTCCGGTAATAAAATCCAGCGTATTGCACGCCACCATGATTAAAATAGGTACAAACAGCGCTCCGAAGAAACTGGAGATTGCTGTTCCGATTGAAATAAAAAAGGTTTTAAATGTTTTCACTTGTGATTCCTCCTTGTAATTCCTGCAGGCGTTTTAATCCCGGTGTCTCCGGAACTGTCTCTTCGTGCTGAAGAATCAGTTCCGCCAGCTCTCTTATTGTCTGGGACTGTGCCGAGATAATTTCCGCCTGGTCGCTAATTGTCTGTTGCTGTTCCTCCAGTATCTGCAGTAAGCTCATATGCTTCTCCTGTAATTTCTTTGTATTCTTCTTCCGAAATTGTTCCCTTTGTAACTCTTTCCTTCAGCTGTTCCTTTGTCAGGCGCTTTGCCTTATAGAGTCGTTTTAAGCTATCCACCAACTTCCGCATTTACAGCACCCCTTCCTCGATAAGCTGCATGGTGTAATCGTCGATGGCCTGCGTGGTGTCAATCTGCTCGATGGATTTCAGCATCTCGTATTCGCTTACACTGATTTCCCGGCTTTCGCATACCCACTCTGTCCATTCTTCGGTACCTGCAGCTTCGTCTGCCTCATGTGTTACCTCTTCGATGTTCCGACGCTCCATGTAAAGTCCGTCAGCAATAAGCTGCAGTTCCTCCGGATGCACCGAGCATCTTTCTTCTGCCCATTTCGTCATGATTTGTCCTCCTGTCCAGCTTTGATACAATTTTCTTGAGCTTCCCTACGTTGATAAATGGTTTTATATGTTCCAGGTAGCAATTATAGCTGTCCGTACACGAAAACCATCCAACGTAACTGAGCATCGCTTTTATGTGCTTCTCATAATATCTCCGGCCTTGTTCTTTTGCACGGTGCATTTTCCTTGCCAGTCTTGTGGCGGCCAGCATGATTCTTTCCCGGATGAGAACGCGGTCTCTATAAAATAAGAATCCCATAAAGTCAAGCTCCCGTCCTATCACTTTTGCACCCTTTTCGTAATAGAACTTGAATACCTGGTAATTGTGTTTTAACTTCAGGCGGAATCGTCTACCGATAAACATTGCAACTGCCGTAATGGAGCGGTGCAGTTCCTTCTTGTTATTCCCGGCCCAGCTCATGTCGTCCATATACCGCATGTACTTATCAAAGCCGTGTTCCTTTGTCATATATCTGTCCAGCGGTTCCAGGAGATAATTCGCCAACCACTGCGAAATATAAAATCCCAATGGTATGCCCTTCTTGAATCCCTGCAGGCAAAGCATTATGATGTACAGGAACCATTCGTCCTTTATCCGGATGCGGAGCTCCTTCAGCAAAATATCATGGCGGACATTGTCGTAAAAGTGCCGGATATCAACTTTTGCAAAGTATCTGATATCCTTTCCGAGTTTTATCCATTGGACCATCTGACGTTTTGCATAATGTGCTCCACGGTTCGGAAGCGAGCCGCAGGAGTATGGATACGCCGTAGCTGTTACTATTGGCTCCAATACCAATACGATAATGTGATGCAGCCATTGCTCCCAAATGTTTGGCATATAAATCCTTCTTGTCTTCCCGTGCTCGTTGATTATTCTCGGCGTCCGGTCTTCCGGATGATATGCCAGTTCCGGGTTCGGTACTTCCACTCCCGGAGGTTTTGTGTTAAGAATCATGTTCCGCATCTTTTCCACTTCTTCGTCCAGATGCTTATCGATGTATTGTATTTCCCACCGTTTCGTTTTACCTTTGCGTAGTTTCTTGTATGCCGTTCGAATTGTTTCTTCGTCCAGCATCTTTTGATACAGATATTTGTACTCTTTCATGTGTACTCCTATAAGATATTTTTTCTTCTATCCCCTACGGACAGCAGGTGCGACCGCTTTACTGCCCGCCCTGTATCGAGTTAATTTTCACTCACCATACAAATAATTGCGGATATAGACGTGTTTCAACGTCCAGTGGTGTAGGCATAAAACCGGCTTTGGATTTATCTTCCATGAAGGATAGAGAAGGAGGCCCCGATGTTCCAGTTCGCATTGCCGGCAACGTTGTTCCAATTGCGAGCGCGCAAGCCAGCAATGGCGCCATTGTTGCAATTGCAGAACCGAAGGCAGACGGCCACAAGGGACGCCGGTCTTATGCCCTAATTTATCTCAATATTTACTTTTTCCGGGGGAGTGCCCCCAAGTCCCCCCTATACGGCTACGCCGACAGGTGGCAGGAGAAGCACGGAGGCCCCGAAGTTCCAGTACGCATAGCCGGCACCGTTGTCCCAATTGCGAGCGCGCACGCCAGCAATGGCGCCACCGCTGCAATCGCAGAACCGAAGGCAGACGGCCACAATTGTGGACTGCGCCGGATTGATATATAACCCGTCACATCCTCCTGTGGCAGAGCTGCCATTGTAAGGTGCTACCGGAATAGAACCGTATCCCGGTACCGTTCTGTATTTGTGTGGGTATTTCCACGCGCCGCCGTCAGCATCCGCAGCTGTAATGCCTGTGTCCTGATAGCTTTCGCCGGTAAGGTCGTACTTATAATTTGTACTTACCTTTACCCTGCCATTTACAATCAGTTCGTAAGGGTCTCTCTGGTACTGCTGGCAGCTTCCTAAAACGATACTGTGGAAAATCTTGTTTAAGGTCTTGCCATCTGCGGTACCATAGAACTGTCCGCCGCCCACTACTGCATTTGCTTTTACTCCGTAATATGGCGACACTTCCTGATATCCGGAGCTATTTCCCATACCGTATGCTGCCTGCAGGTTGGTTGTCTTTGCAAACATGATTAACAGGTCAATGATGGTCTCCATAATCGGGCCGCCCAGGAATGCGGCTCTGCTGGAAAACGCATCGATTGCAGTCTTCTGTGCTGCTGTGGTCTGGTTGATTTCCGGCTGCAGTCCTGCAAAACTTGTCAGCTTTCCTTCTACCAGTGCGCCATAGAACATCGGAAGCCATACGCCCTCCAGCTCGTTGTCGTTCGGGTCCTTGAAGCCCACCGGCTCGAATCCGTCCTTTGGTGCCATGCAGAACATAACCACACGGTCGCCGCCCGCCATGTACTCTTTCTTGTACACTTTTCGGAGCCAGGAGAATGCGCCGCCGGCATATGCTGTGTTTGCCACGTCGGATGCGGTACCATCTTCCTTTAATGTGTAATCCTCTTCGTTAAGCATGTAATCCGGTGTACCATCTGCCTTTACCATGTAAGGTTTGTTTGCTTTGATAACCGGGAACTCTGCCCAGCTGTTTAAGGACATTGCGCCGGTGCTTGTGTTCAGCGCCAACGGTGTGTAGTTTTTGTTTGCTCCGATATACTCCACCCTGGCCGTCGGGCTCAGTGTATCGTTATGCTCAATGAATCCATATACCGGATTCGCGTCCAGTAAATAATCGTGAATTTCGTCCAATGTTTCTTTGTCGGCCACTCTTACAATAACATCTCCCATGTTAAGCCTCCCTTAATGTGATAATGCCGTCTTCGATTGATACTTCACATGCCATACCTGTTACCGTGTCGGTCAATGTCAGCTTTGCAGCATTGCCGACAATGGTGGTACCGTTGATGATGTTGTCAATTTGAGTCTTTTCTGCTTTGTTGTCCAGAATCTCCTGCCATTCATCAGCGGTTTTATCTCCTAGTTTTTCTGAACTCGTGGCGCTATCAGCTTTTTTTGCCTTCCCGACTTCGGTAGTTCCATTTATAATGTTTTCAACCTCTGTCTTCTTTGCGTAGAACTCAGGAAGTTCCCCTCCGAACTTTTCGGCATCTCCTGCCGGTGTAGTTCCATTCTTCAGATTTTCGATATCTGTTTTGTTGGTCTCCACCTGCTGTTTTTCTGCGTCGGAATAGTCATTTGTAGAAAGCCCCTGCCCGTCCACTTTATCGACTTTGCTTTCGATCGCCTCGTCGATTAGCCTCTGGGCTTTTTCTTCGCTGATGCCGCCTGCAGTAAGAAGCGCATCTGCCTCTGCTATGATTTCCTGCATTTCTTGGCGCATTGCGCTGTATTCTTCCGCTCGCTTTTTCTCGGCATCCACTCTGCCCTGCTCGTTTGCGGCAACTGTCTCTGTCTTTAGCAGCGCTTCTTCCAGGGCCGTATACGTTGGTGTTTCTTCCGCCGGCGTGTCGCTGTTCTTCGATGCCTGTACTTCCAGTGCAAACTCCGGTGCATAAAGCACGGTTTCCCCGGACATTACCTTAAACTGCATGGTAACTATGCCGGCGGTGTCTGTGTCTGCTTGCAGTACATCGTAAAAAATCGTATTGTCCGATACGACGCAGGCGTTGTAACTTGTGGTTCCGTTTGGCTTTGTGACATACATCACTGCAGCTGTAACTTCATCATATTTGCACGGTGTGCTCCCGCCCACGAGGGAAATTGCAATTTTTCTTGCAAGCACATCTCCGGCAAAGAATCCGTACAGCGTTTTCTGCACTCCGCTTCTGTGAGTGTCTAACGTTATTCTGTATGTAACCTTGTCCATCCGTTGACTCCTTTCTTGTTTTTTCTATTACCACTATAACTAAAACGGCGGGGCTATTTCTAACCCCGCCACAAAATTATTTGATTTTAAGACTCGGATAAATCTCTCCGACGGTATTATTCCATATTGCAACAATCTCTCTTGCTACGTTGCTAAATGGCATGC